ACATTACCTGCGATGTACTTAGCGTACTGATCAAAGCCCATCGAATCCATATCACCCTTGGCGAAGATCGATTGCGAAGGCAGCGTCAATTGGAACAACCCATTAGTCGGATCGTTTGCAAGCACAACTGCAAGACGCTTTTGATAGCGGCAAGCACGAGTGCCGTTAGACCCAGACCCTGCGATATTCTGAGGGCAGTTAGCGCACGTATCAGCTTGGCGATTCTCAGCCTTGGGGTGCGGTGTTACACCATCATCAGACCAACAATCAGGAGGAGTAATATCCTTGGGGTTATAAGCTTTAGCATAGAAGATGCGCGAGTTCTCTTTGCGACCTGCTGCAACAACTACGTCAAGCTCAGGCTTGTCAGTCTTTGATACTTCTTCGCCGTTAATCACAAGACGGAAACGACCGCCCCTGATAGAGATACGACGGTTCTGTGTGCCACCTGCTAGCGCCTTGGTTAGTTCATCGACTTCGGTATTCTTAAGGAAGTCGGGAAGGTCTTGTTGGAATACAGTTACGTTAGACATAGGTTCCTCTTGGTTACTTACTACGACGGACAACAATGCTGTACCGACTATCGGTGTTCAGACCCATCGGTAACAAGTTGGGGTTTTCCTCGATGAATTGCTTCATGTTGGTTTGATGAATGCGCCGTTCTAATAAACCAAACGCATCGTGTTCACGTACAAAGCTGTACATAGAATCCCAATCGTTAGTCCAGTAACGGTTCTTCACACTACGAATCACAGTACCTGCTGCTGTGCGGATACTGTCAGCACCTATTGATTTGCAAGCTTCAAGAAGTTGCTCTTCGATCACGTCCATCTGTTCTTGAAGCTCAACATCCTTCGCTTCGTAGTCAGACTTCAGCTTCGCTCGCGCATCTCGAATCTTGATATAGATGCCTGCTAATTTGTCCACAGGGACAGATTGCTTTTCTTCAGGGGACACAAGGTCTTGGATGCCCTCATCCATGCTACGCTCCTTTAAGTTATTTTGTGGGTTAACTGTAAATCATAAAGTTGACTTTGTCAAGTTTCTTTAAGCTCTTGACCATACAAGTCAACGATACGGGAATGCACATCGATATTGTTTTTGAGCATCTCGTAGAGCTTGCGCTCCACTGGACTGCCTGATATGTGCACCACCGTCATTGTGTTCTTCTGTCCGGGCCTATTGATGCGAGCGTTTGCTTGCAGATAAGTTTCTACAGAAGTCACAGGCGCATACCATATCACCACGTTAGCAGCAGTCAGCGTTAGCCCATGCGATGCCGCTTGTGGTTGAATGATAAGCACTTTAGGGTCAGGCTGCTCTTGGAAGTTCTTGATGATTGCAGCCCTGCGATTAACTGTTACTGATCCGTTGATAACGTCAGACGTTATGCCCGCCTTGGTTAGATGATTGTTGAGCAACTCGATGGTATGCGTGAACGGTACAAATACTAAAACTTTATGGCTAGCCTCTTCGATAACTTCCTCGATGACCTGCAAGCGATTAGCTACATCAAACTCTATAACTTCCCTAGTGTCCGTATAGACCGCGCCACCAGAAATCTGTAGCAACTTGTTCAAGCTTGTGGCTGCATTCGGAGAAGTAACTTCTTCGCCACCGGCTGAGATCATCATCTGGTCTTTGAGGATCTTGTAATACTTGCGCTGCTGCGGAGTCAGGGGTGCATCTCGTTCTACGTACATAAGATCAGGCAGATCGATACAATCTTTTTTCTCAAACCTGATTGCAGGTTGCAGCACTTGATGCACGACATTCTCTGCATTCGGTCTGGGTATCCACCTGAACTGACTGACCTTCTGCATCACCTTGTCACGGAACGAACCAAGGAACTTAGGCGTGTTGTCTGGGTTGACTAGCTTTGCTAATCCGTAAGCATCAACAGGCGATTGCGCGGCTGGTGTGCCTGTCAACATCCATAACCACTTGGCACGATCCGACACACGCTTCATAACTTTCCAACGTCTGGTCGATACATTCTTATAAGCGTTGGCTTCATCGACAACAATCAAATCAAACTTACCGTCGGCAGTGACTGCGTCTTCGATGATCTCAACACCTTCAAAGTTTGTTATGACAAACTCAGCACAGCTACCTACTATCTTGACCCGTTGCGCTGCCGATCCGTAGGCTACGTTGCATGTGCGGTGTACAGCAAACTTAAAGAGATCCTCTTGCCATGCTGACTTCATGATAGACAGAGGGCAGACCACCAACACGCGACGCACAAGCCCTAGCTTCATTAAGTAATCAGCAGACCATATAACGGATGCTGTCTTACCCGTGCCTTGCTCGTTGAAGCAGAACGCCCTGCGGTTTAATGTTAAGAACTCTGCTGTAGTCTTTTGGTGATTGAATGGCGTGAACTGCCCAGGCCAATCGTATTTCTTTGATATAGGAGATGGAACACCTTTTATGAATTGATTAAGAAGCTGAGCTTCGTTTAGCCCCCACTTAACCGCAACCTCGTACACCCCATCTTCCTGCCCTACCACCTTGCTCTTTTCTATGGCTGCTGTTATTCGGTCAGGATATTTAGTCCTGACCAGTAGCGCCCTGTTATCGATCACTTCCATGCTAGTCGTTACGCTTTATTGTGTGGTTGCTGTTGCGACTGAATGATCGGTTGGCACTTGCGGATGTGATGCGTAGGTTTTTCTTGCTGTTGCCACCGCCCCTCGTGATCGGGCGTTTATGGTCTATGTCTTTACCCTCGCGCACATCGGCTTTACCGTTGCCGTTAGCGTCTTTACCTTTGCGATCAATCAGATCCCTTGCTCTCTCGCGCACCCTGCGCTCGTCTTTCTCTCCTCGTGCTAGTTGTTGTTGATATTCTTTTTTGTACGGTCTAGGTTTGTTAACATAAGGCATGATCAGTTCCTTTCGGATTGTGCTCACAACTAACCACTGGACAGAATCTGCATAACCCACTTGTTATCGGGTTCCACGTATCGTTCTCAAGTGCTGCTTCTAACCTAGACAACTGCTGAATCTGTGGCTCCAGATACTCAAGCTTCATATCTACCGTGTGCTTTTTCTGGATAAACTCTTTGCTAACTACAAACAGTAACGCAGACTTAACGGTGTGGATCTTGGGGAAGTGGATAAAGGTCGCCGCTGCCAATACGTCTAGCTGCTGCGTGTCTGCAAACTTTGCATTCTTTCCGGTCTTGTAGTCAACAAGGTGCGCTACGCCTTTGTCCTCGTTGATGATCAGTAAGTCTGCTATACCCCTCCACCAAAACCCTTTTGTATTAAACCCGCAGGGGGAGAGCGAGTCTCCCTCCTTCATCAACCCCATCTCGTACTCGCAATGTTTTGTGCCTTCGATCCTTACCAGAGAGTCAAGCATCCCCTGAATAAAACCAAACCGCTCTGGTATAGGCACACCATCTTTGATGTAGTCCTCCGCTGCTTTGTGTAGCTCCTTGCCGTACAAGGTTGCTTCACTGCCTGAGTCCCGTACATCCTTCTTAATCTTAAGATGGTAATACTTACGTGGGCATTGCTGGAATGTTTTGAGACTGCTGTACGACCAACTGATATTGCTCATCGTTCTCGTGGGCTATTTTGATACTGTTATTGAGCAGCCGTACCTCTGTGGATAGCAGGGGACAAAGCTCTACGGCTTCCTGAAACCTCCTATTAAGCAACAGATTTTTCAATTCCGCAAGTAGCTTTTCAACCTTGATAGCGTTCTCAGAATAGTCAACAAAATCAACAACTTCCATAAGTTTCCCCATAGCCTGCTTCACAGTTTAACGGTAGCTCTTCACACCAATCGGGCCGCATCTTCATGCACTGTTCAACGAAACCTTTAGCGACCTCTGCCTCTTCCTTTGGTGCTACACAAGCAATGGCATCATGCACGGTCATAACCACACGATACCGCCTAGCGATCAGCAACATCTGCTCGCCAATGATGATTCTAGCCAAAGCTTGGCAGACATTCTCCGTTACCTTCCCACCGTATATGCGGTTAGGAATAACCGCTTTACCTTTCCTGGTGTCGTACACAAACTCTTCTTTACCCTCCGGCGTAACCTGAATCCGCAGGTTGGGATACTTGAGGTATAACCCATTAGGTAGCCTGATACCGTTCTCACCCTCTGCATATATCTTGGGCTTGTCTTCCGGCAGTCCTGCTCTCTGCCCTATCAAGATAGCCACAAGTGCTTTCTGACAGTCCTTCCACAGCAGGGGGATGCGGGGGTAAGTCTCCCTGTACACCGAGATGATGCGCTGCGCTTCTTCCTCTGCGATAGTTACGCCAAAGTTCTTAAGCTGAGCTTGGAACTTCTTAGCCCCCA